TGGATTGAGTACATCTCGAAGGGGCGTGAGGAATTAGGTGGTCATGCCATATGTCCTTTTGCCTCTTTGGCAGATGTGGAAGTTATTAAGTGTAAATTAGCGGACATTGCTCTGAATTCAGACGCAAACGCTGAGGTCATAATCTTTGACGTGGGTGATATTAGTTTATGTGCCATGATGCAAAAGATATCAGAATTATCGATGATATATCCAGATTATGTGATTCTGGATGATCATATGGACGAACCAACGTATATCAATGGTATCCAGAGTAATTATGGTGTTGGAAACTTAATAATAATTCAGAAGAGAGATAAATTAGAGAGTGCGAGAGAAACTCTACACAAGACCGATTACTATAAGTATTGGTCACCAACCATGTACAGGAGAATAATCAATGGCAAATAGTCCTACAGATCTAGGCGAGAAATTTGTAGAGTCTGGAATGACTCTCATCACACAACCTGCAAGTGATCGCTGGTTGTATGCTGCTCGTAATGTCAAAAGACAAAAAGACCAAGGTGCGATTGAATTCATGAAAGGATTGATAAATGATTGAAGTGCATGATGCACTACCATCTTCTATTCAAGATTACTTGGAAGGGATGGTAAGTGAGATTCCATGGCGTTATATTGATGATGTAAGTTTCCCACAAGTATTGCCTGGTAATCATTATAAGCAACCAGGATTCAACTATACACCTATGGATGATGGTGGTGTATTTAAAGATTGGGATAAGTATGCATTCTTGATGCCAATGTTTCGCGATCAATATATCAAAGCATATAAGCAGAAAGCAGTTAATGTTTCTCCCTGGCGTCTACGATGGGGTTTAAACATTGCTGGTGATGCATTGCATAACAATGCTCATGTAGACTATACCGAGGCGATTTCAGACCGCATCAAGACTAATATTGTTTGTCTGTATTATGTGAATAGTGATGATGGTGATACATTCATCTTTAATGAGACTGCCCCTTCAACTGCTTATAACATTCAGCATCAAGTGAAAGCAGAGAAAGGCAAGATGGTATTTTTCAATGGCGATTACTATCATGCGAGTTCTCCTGCAAAGTCTTCTTCTGCTAGAGTTGTCATTTCTTTGAATCTTTATGAGTTTCGTTGGTAACTCTATAAATACATAAGATACTCTGCTTAGTAGTGTGGCAACTTTCCAAACGTTTAAGGATCTGAACATTACGTTCAAACCACATCCAGTTACTGGCGATTTAATCGTCAAGAAGGATGAGGCTGCCATTAAACAAGCAGTTGCCAACTTATTGATGACTAATAAAGGCGAGAGACCTTTCCAATCTAATTTGGGATCGTCTATTAGAAAATCTTTATTTGAACCACTAGATTCTGCAACTGCAGCAAAAATTGGTACGGCAATCGAGAATTGCCTACTTACATATGAACCCAGGATTAAAATCAGATCATTAGAACTTGAGATTGATTTTGATTCTAATGGTTATGAGGTTCTGTTAGACTTTTTAATCGTGGGTAGAGAAGATCGTCCCGTTCTTATAGAATTCTTCCTAGAGAGAACTCGCTAATGCCATACGTACAGATTGCAAACTTAGACTTTGAAGATATCAAAGCTGCCTTGAAGGATTATCTTAGGGCACAGACGGATTTTACTGATTTTGATTTTGAAGGTTCTGTCTGGGCGAACCTTCTAGACGTATTGGCATATAATACGTACTACACAGCGTTTAACACCAACATGGTGGTAAATGAGACGTTCCTCAACTCAGCAACCCTGAGGGACAATGTAGTAGCGTTAGCAAAGCAATTAGGATACAGACCGAAGTCTGCTGTAGCATCTAAGGCAGTATTATCCTTTGGAGTTAACTTTGACAATCAGGTTGCTCCACCTAATGAAATTAATTTAAACCGAGGCACGGGATTTACGACAACATTTGATGGTGTTGCGTATAATTTTGTTGTCATCGATGATATCAAGGCGCAAGTTGCAAACAAAAGAGCGGATTTCACTGATATTGAAATCTATGAAGGTAACTTTATTACGGATACTTACGTTGTTTCCGCATCTAACGCTGGTCAACGTTTTGTAATTAAGAACCCATCTGCGGACATTTCGTCACTAAGAGTGCGTGTCTTCCCCTCTGTTCAGTCAACTACCGCAAAAGTATTCGCAAAATCCGATTCTATCCTTGATATTAACGGAGCAACTGACATCTATTATATTGAAGAGATTGAAGATGAGCAGTATGAGATCTTCTTTGGTGATGGTGTCTTAGGAAAGGCACTGGAAGCAGGTAACCAAATTGAGATCACATACCTATCTACTAATGGTTCTATTCCAAATGGAGCACGTACATTCACTTTTAATGGTGTACTAACGGATGCTATCAATGATACTGGTATTACCTACACTCTAGATTTCGTTTCTTCTAGGGATGTAGGAGATATTGCGTCTGGTGGTACTGAAATTGAGTCTATCAATAAGATTAAGTTCAATGCACCAAAATATTTTGGCACACAAAACCGCGCTGTAACTGCTGCTGACTATGCATCTATTGTAAGAGAGATCTATCCTGCAGTTGCAGACATCATTACGTTTGGTGGTGAGGAAGATGAACCTCCAGAATTTGGTAAGGTTAAAATCGTCGTTAAACCCACTGGAACAGCACGTCTGAGTTCTGCTACCAAGAAGTCGATTAGAGATGGTCTGAGACCTTATATGGTGGCATCGGTGACACCTGATGTCATTGATGCATCTGTGCTTTATGTGGAACTTACTTCTAATATCTCTTTTACTAGATCTGTAACGAATTTAACTCCTCAAGAGATCAAGTCTAAAATTATTTCTTCTTTAGAAGGTTATATTTCAGGATCAGATACAGAAAAATTTAATGGTAAATTCAGATATTCAAAATTTGTTGGTGTTATTGATGATGCTGATCGTAGTATCAATGGTAATCTCACATCGATTAAATTAAGGAAAGATTTCTACCCATCAATCAATAACAAATTTTTCTATGAAATTTGTTTCCAAAATGCTTTTGACGCCGAATGTGAAGAAGATGTTGTAATCTCATCCACAGGATTCAAAATTTCTGAATATCCTCTGTATACTCTGTATTTGGAAGACAAGGGTGGCGTAATCTACCTATATAGAATAGATCCACTTTCTAATGAAAAAGTCATTGTTAATAGCAATGTCGGTGAAGTTGATTATGCCAAAGGCGAGATCAAACTTTACGATTTAACGATTATACAGGGTAGTTTCTTCGATAACAGAATCGAAGTAAGAGTTGTCCCACTATCCAACGATGTGACTGCAGCTAGAGAGGTCTATCTAGATGTAGATATCCCCAAGAGTACATTTTCTATTAAAGCAGAGTAAGTATAGATGGCAGATACGAACAGGATATCGACTCTAATCGAGAACCAGCTGCCCGAATTTATTTCTACTGAATATGAAAACTTCTCGAAAATTGTTGAGAAGTATTATGAGCAGTTAGAAGTTCGCGGACAACCTGTTGATGTTATTCAAAACATCACGAAGTATCGTGATATCGATTTTTATGAGAAAAATCTTCTAAAGGAGTCAACAACTCTTTCTGTTTCTATAGATGAATCTGATTCTACTATTGTTGTAGAAGATGCAACGTCTTTCCCTAAAGACAATGGTTATATTAAGATTGCTGACGAAATTCTATTTTATCAAGGCAGGACTGACACCGAGTTTTTAAATGTTTCCCGTGGAGTTAGTGGAAACACAAAACTTGGTGATCTGTATGAATCCAGCACTTTTGTAACTACTCAAGCTGCTGTTCATGGTTCTGGTTCTAATGTTCAAAACATTAGTAATCTATTCTTGTATGCAATTGTCAAAAATTTTGAATCTGATTTACTCGCAGCATTTCCAGAGAAGTATTTAAAGAATGCTGTAGACAAGAGAACTCTTATTAAGAATATCTCCGACTTCTATAGGGAAAAAGGTACTGATAGATCAATTAAGTTTATCTTCAATACATTAATATCTAAGGATCCTCTAGAAGTTCCAGAGGTTGTCAATCCTAGTAATTTCGTATTTAAAGCATCTACATCCGACTGGATTACTACTTATTCGTTAAAAGTCAAGGTTCTAAGTGGCGATCCGCTAGATCTTATTGGAGAGCAAATTACTCAAGATTTAGATCCGTTTGATAGTAGTGTTGGATTTGCATCTGCTTTTGTAGACAACGTATTTTCTATCAATACTATTGATGATGAAAAACTTTATGAAGTTGTTTTAGATACAGCATCTTTAAACAATACTTTTTCTGTAGCGTCCAAAACTACTCTTGTCAAGCAAGTAACTGGTAACCAAGGTAGTAAAACTAGAGTTAATGTAGATTCCACCCTTGGTTGGAGTAAGACAGGTCGTTTCTTGATTGGAAACGAAGAATTTACATATCTCGATAAAAATGTCTCTCAATTTGTAATTGAGACTCGAAATGCAAGTAATGTTCATACTCCAGGTGAATCTGTCTATAGTTTTTCCACAATTACATCAGGAGATGTAAAACTGCTCGTATTAGGTGTTCTTTACAACTTAGCACCTACAGCAGCTCTCCCATACTCCGAAGTTGGTGATAGACTTGAAATTAAAGATTCTGGTTTTGAAAGCAGAGATCCTATCCTCTTCAGTAAGGAGTCTAACGATTACATCTGGGATTTTACCAATCCTAATGTAAGTTACACCAATGGCAATATAGTCTCTAAACTTGGTGATCTAAACAAGAACATCAATGCAATCTATGCAGATGAGAATTATTACTATATTTGTTCTTCTAGTTTTCCTGGTAGAGACATTCTACAGGAAGGTAACTGGAATCTAAAAGATCAGAAAACTTTACGACTGATTAGAAAAGCGCCAGAGACTATTACAGAGTCTTATTCTACTACACAACGTGATGTTGGTATTCTTGTCGATGGAACCCTTGCTTTCTCTCACAGAGACTTTGAGCAGATTATTTTTGGCACCATTGAGAATTTTAACGTTATTAATCAAGGTGATGCATATCAAGACCCACCAATTGTTCTAATCGACAATGTACCAGGAAAAGCAGTTGCTAGATTGAGTGGTAGGGTTGTTGATCGCATTGAATCACTTGACAATTCTTCGTATTCTGGAAACCCAGAGATTACAATTACTTCTGGTAGAAATGGTACTGGTGAGGCAGTAGTTACATTTGGTAGAATTACCAGTATCAAACTAACTAATCCTGGTGAATACTACTCTACTCCCCCTAGAGTTGTTGTTACAGATACTCGCGGTAGAGGTCGTTTTGCTAACTATGAAACTATCCTGAATGATGATGGAACCATCAAAGAGTTTAAGATGCTCGATGAAGGTAAATTCTATACCAAAGGTAATGTAATCGTCAACATTGTTCCTATTGGTTTTGGTGGTGTAGCATCAACAAATGTCGTTACTTGGACTAAAGATCGTTACAATAAACTACAAGAAGAACTAGACAATAACAATGGTTATGGTTTTGTTAACTACAACAGCACTAGAGGATTTGGTTATGGTGTAACTGCTTCTCCAACTCAACTAAGAGCAGAAAAGAACGATGATGGGTCCAAGCACTCACCTATTCTTGGATTTGCTTATGATGGCAATCCAATTTATGGTCCTTATGGTTTTAGTGACCCACTGGATAAAGATTCTGCTGTTTCTAGGATCCGTTCTGGATATTCTCTCAAGTCTTCTAGACCTGGCGGTCCAAATCTAGAAATTTATCCACTAGGAACATTCATTGAAGACTATGAGTGGAAACCTAGCACTGATACAGGTAAACTGGAAGTAGATGAAAATAATGGAAGGTTCTGTGTTACTCCAGAGTTTCCAAGAGGAAGATTTTGCTATTTCATGTCGGTTGATGCTAATGACGTTCCTGCATTTCCATATATCCTAGGTAGATCATATTATTCTCTACCTGTTGATTCTAACTACAATGCAGACCTAACACAAGAAGACATTCCTGGATTTGTTCAGCGACTGAAAACTAGTTCAGATGCTGTCAATGGTGGTAATGTAATTTGCAAGGTTAACTCGACTCTTGATGGTAATGTATCTGGTGTCAATGTTGTTGACTCTCCTAATACATTTAGAGTTAACAATAAGTTTATCGTTAATGATGCAAATACAGAAGGTGGTGATGCTGCTGCTAAAGTTGCTTCTGTCACAGGAAAGAATGTTACTTCTATTGAGTCCAAGTCTCTCAACCCACCCGCCCAAAGTAAAGAAGTTAACCTGATTGGTTTGACTGCTACTTGTTATTTGTTTGAAGGCGATATTATTACACAAGTAGGTTCTGATTATACTGGTGTGGTTATTGGTGACATTTCCAATTCCATATCTTTTGCTATGGGTAATGTTACTGGAACTTATAAAGAAGGTGCTAAGTTAAATTCTGATTCAAATATTGTCAGTATTCTAACTACAATTGATGCATCTTACACTTCTGGTTCTACTCTCCTCCTTTCTGATGGAGATGATAGTGTTCTTGCAACTGGTAGAATATTGGAACCTGTTGTAAACCAAAATTCTATCAAAGTTGAAGTTCTATCTGGTGAATTTGAAATTCCTGAAGAGGAAACTAAAGAGTACTTCTTGCAAAGCACAACACTGGGTGATAGTGTTGGCAACCAAGTCGTAAGTTATAGGTCACTTAGTAAGGATCTAGAAGTATTCAGTGTTAATAGTGATGTTGCTATGTTGACTACATCCGAACCACACAATGTTGGTGTTGGTAATGATGTAACTATTGATATTATTCCCAATGAAGTAGATACCACAACTGATTATTATGTCAGAAAAAGATTCTATCAAGAATTAACTTTAAATCCTCCAGGATTTGGATCTAGTCTAAAAGACACTGGAATTGGCAAGATTGACATCCTTAATGGTGGTTTAGGATATCTTTCCCCCGTTGGTGATGTATATAATGACGTAGAACTTATATTCTTCGATCAAAGCAAAGTAAGAAGTGGTATTGGTAGACCTGGCGATGAAGATAATGCTCGCGCCAACATTACAATTATTGCTGATGGATCTTATGGATCTGTAACTAAAATTGAATTCATCAACAAAGGAGAAAATTATATTAAGGGGGACTTACTTACAGTTGCAGATGCTGACTTAGATAGAAATCCTAACGAGATTTCGACTCAAAGACTTGTAGCTGAAGTGGACCATGTTGGTTTTGCTGAACTAAACACTGATTTGTATCTAAATTCTGTTAATAAGTTATCTGAGAACGATTTAATAAAAATTGATAGCGAAATTCTTAAGGTAGTATCCATCGATTCTACAAATAGAATTGTGCAAGTTTTACGTGGTCAAGAAGGTACTCAAATTGTAAACCATTACAATAGTGCCAGAGTTGAGTCTTATAATGGAATTTACAGATTTAACGAAAATGCTAGACCACTTGGTGAAGGAATCAACAATCCTTATGTCATTTCTTATGACACAACTACCCAGAGAATTATTCTGGCATGGGAATACACATCCACTAGTCCAGTACAAGTAACACAAAGTTCTGTATTCCAAGATGATAGTACCCCAAGGAAGTCAATTAATATTGCTTCTATCGAAGCAGGAGAGAACAGACTAGAGTTCTCTAAACTACAAGACTTTTCCGAGTTTGGAACAAACGTCAATATCAGAATTCAAAAATACTATCGTTACAAGTTTGACACTAGTCATATCTCGATGCTTGGTGTCTATCTAGATTTTTCTGCAAGTAATAACTATAACATCTTTACTGAAGAAAAAGAAGTTAGCGGTGTTCAACCTGGTAACGTTGGTTCTTTTGTTGCGATCACTCTTGGTTTTGGTCCGAACATCCCAGGGGTAGATAGAGAAAGATTCCCTGTTTTCTTTGACACATATTATTACTTTATCAAAGCTGGTAGTGATGTAAGTACAGACTCAGCATATCTGAGAGTTATTGATGATCCTTTAACTGGTAAAAATGATGTTCTGTTTACTACACCAACAAAAATTGTTTATGGATTTACAGAAATTCCTGAATATGAAGGAAGAGGAGAATTATCTTATACAACTACTGCTGGTTTTGCAGAAGGTAAGATTGATTCTGTATCTTTATCTAATCTTGGATTTGGATATAAAAGATTACCTATTATTGACGGGGTTAGAGTTTCTGACAATAACGAACCCACTCTAAAAGTTTTTAGAGATAGTATTACAAAAACTTTGGTCGGCGTTCAGGTTTTGACTCGTGGTAAAGGTTATATTTCCCCTAAAGCAATTGTAACTAATGGGGATGGTACAGGTGCTAGATTTAATGTTGTTCATGACAATGGAAAGATTCTTAGAGTTGAAGTTATTGATGGTGGTAAAGGATTTACTTACGATCCTATCATCTCTGTATATGAATCAGGAGTAACTGCTTATTTTGAATCTAATACTATCGGTCAACCAAAAGACATTAGTATTGTTCAAAATGGTGGAGCTTTCCATAGAGATGAATCTATCAGGTCTTCTTACAGGTCTCATTTAGTTTGTAGAATTAAAGAACTTACTGACAGACCTATACCTGTTGGTGGTCGAGTTGAGCAAAGAGATTCTCAAGGCAGACTAATTTTCAGTGCGAGAGTTTCTGATAATGGTTATAGAAAAGGTTCTAATATTCTTAGATTGTATCAAACCAATGGTATTATTGATCCAGAACTAGAACTCAAAGCAGATAGAGGACTTACTAGAGTTAAAATTCTAGATTCATTCTATAGTGAGTTTGAACCTGACATCAGATCTTACTATGATAATATTGGAAGATTCCAATCTGATAGAGGAAAAGTTGGTTCTAGTTCACAAAGACTTCCTGATTCTTTTTACTATCAAGATTTCTCTTATTCTATTAAGAGTAAGACTCCTATTGATATTTGGCGTGATCTAATCAAGCAGACAGTTCATCCTGCTGGATTCCAGTTATTTGGCGAAGTTGTTATTGATTCAGAACAAGCAGTTCCTATGCCTAGGGAGCAGACTCCGCTAACGTCTGTTACTTACATAGAACTTCCTGCTAAGATTGCAGCATCTGAGTATAAGAAAACCCAGGTATCTAGTTCTTTCATTAATGTTTCTAATACAAATGTAAGACGTGGACTTGGATCTGTTGCTATCAATGAATATGATACTGAAGGTATTCTTGCCAGAGAACTAGTTCTAGGCGAACCATTTGATGGTCGCTATGCATCAGATGTAGACTATATTGGTTCAATCAAGTCAATTGCTAAACCAGGAGATGATACTGCCAATCAGGGTTCAGGCACATTTGCATATACTGGAAATGGTTCATCAATACTCATTCCATCTGGTTTCTATGGTCATTGGATTAAGTTAAAGATGATCAGCAATAGCAAAAATCAACCTGCTATTGTTCCTTTTACTGGTTCGGGATCTGCAGCACAAGCATGGGATTCTAATGACAACTATACTTTCTTGTCTAATGATGAATATGAAACTAATAGTGCGGGTGTCTTTGATCTGACCAAAATCAGTCGAATGAAGATTGGTTTCCTATTTGGATTTGGAGAGTTTGCAATTGACCAACCATCTACTTATAGATTTGGTGCATTAATTGAATCTTCTGAATCTGATTTCTCCAAGATTGCATCTGATTTTAGAGTTGGCGATCAAATTACTTTCCTTGAAAATGCTGCTACCTTTATTACAGTTGAAATAGAAGAAGTAAGTGCTCCTGCATATTCTCCAACTAAAGGTGTTATTGGAGATGGAAACATTCTTGGAACCAGAACCTTCAATATTTTTGATAAGAAAACAAATCTTCCTTATACTCCATTCAATAATCAAGAACTATTTTTAACACTTAATGGTGTTGCACAAGAACCTGGTAAATCTTATAAGGTAATTGGCAATACTATTCAATTTAGTAATGCACCTCTTGGACCACAATATCCAAAGACAGGTGAGAATCCTGATGATACCTATACTACTGAAACTACTAAGTTTGTCTGCAAGTCTTTCAAATTTAAGCAGGACAATTATAATACCAGATATCTTAAGAAGATTAGAGATATCTCTCCAGCATTTGATGGTCGTAGAGATGAGTTCCCAATTTTCTGGGAAGATGGTTCTATTGTAAAAACAGATTCCAATGAAAATCTTCTTATATTCATCAATGGCATTCTTCAGTCTGCCAAAGAGAGTGTTAATGAACCATTAGGTAATGCATACTACATTAGAAGATCTAACATTTCTTCAGTTACTGATACCCTAGTATTTGCAGAACCACCTAGAAATTTTGCCGATGATATTGATCCTGTACCTGTACAACTTGACCAAAGAGAGACTTTCTTTGCTTATGGTGTAGGTAACTATGATCGCTATAAGATTGATGAAAGACTAATTCCTTATAGAGGAACTGGTCCTTACCTCATGTTTGGTGAGGTCGATAATAGAGTTAAAAATGTAACTGATCCTGAATTTGTATTGGTATTTGTTGATGGTGTTTTGCAAGCACCCGATACTTATATTTTAAATGGACCTAACATTAGATTTAGTGGTAATTTAAGTAAATACGTTTCGGACACTGGCGAGTCAGTTTGTAACAAAGTGGAAATGATTTCTTTGTATGGAAGAAACGTTCCTAAGACTCTCACTGTTTACGATTTTGATAGATTCTCTTTCAGAAACGAAATCACTATTGATGTTGAGTTAGAAGATTTTAGTAACGCTCAGGGTCAAGTGGAATACTTGACTTGGCAAAATAGTTACACTGCTCTAGATCCGTCTGTCGATAAAATCCTATTTACTTACGATCAAGATAACAATCCTCAATTAATTGGTAAAGTCCAAAAAATTCAGTACTTAGAATTAGTTGATGGATCCACTACTGGGTTCACGAAAATAGATGTTGCTGTGAAGAAACTTCGTATTACAGCATTGAATGCCGACAATGTAATATTTGATGTTAATTCTTTCAGTCCAGCAGCAAATTCTGATGATGAATCAAATTCAATCAGATCAATTGCTATTACTGAAAATAGAGACTTTTCTGATTCTATCAGTTTCAATATTACTAATTCTGTTTACAGCATTAATTGGGCGTATAGTGTAGACGACGAAGGAGAGAGAATCCTCATCCGTGACGTTGCTCCTTGGTTAAGTGGCACCGAAAAAGGCAATGAAGCATACTATGAATTGTTTGACTTGCTTGCCGATATTCTTCCTGGAGATCAAATTCAAGTTGATGGTGAAGCAGAATACAGAAATATTCTTAATATTCCAAACCAAGTAAAAGGAAGAAACTTCAGAT